GCAGCTCGTCCGTCACCGTGGCGGTGAACGCGTAGGTCTGCTCGCCTTTGTAGGGGGCACCGTGTTTCATGCTCAGCGTCATGTCGCCGTCGAACCCCTTGCCGGCCGCAAAGTCTTTCGTGCGAATCGCGACGGGGGTCCCCACCACGGCCGCGGCGATCAGCGCCTCGAGCGACGCGTCGGTCCGCCGCAGCATCAGCCACTCGATGCTGAATTTCACGGACACGACGCGCTCCGTTTCTATCGGCGGCGCCGATCCGTCCCCGCGCACGGTGGTTTCTCCCTTTGTCGGGTCGGAATTGTAGGTGATGTCCCGCGAGTTCGTGAGTTTCGTCCCGGCCGTCGATCCGGCGACGCCGTAGTAGATCTCGCCCTCGAATCCCATTTTGACGCCGCTTGGCATGACATGGTCCTCCGTTGTTAGCCGATCGACGCGCCCCAACCGGAGGCGAATCGATCCAGGTTCTCTTCCAGTGCCGGCCCCATGAAGGGCCGCGCTTCAAACTCCGTTCCCTCTTCGAGCCGCTCGCCGCCGATCCCCATGATGCTCTCAAGGGGCCCGATGACGGCCCGCTCCTTGCCCTCGCGCGCGTACCGCAGCGAGCGGCGGATCCGGTTGCCCCGGCGGGTGTGCGGCGGTTCGCCGGGCAGGCTCGGCTCGGGCGATGTCTCGATCGACCGGGCGGCCGTTTTGCGGATCGCCGCCGCGGCGTGGCCGAGGTTCTTGAACGTGGCACGCTCGGCCGCCTCGCGGACTTTGTGGGTCTCGTCGATCGTTCTGCCCGTCATACCCATCTTCAGCTCAACGAATTCTTTGGGGATGAACTGCCCACCCTTGAAGAATCGCCCTCCGATCGTTTCCCCGCCGGCTACTGCTTGGACACCCATGGCTTTCTCCTACGCGGCGTCCTCGCGCCATACGAGTGTTGCGTAGAGCCCTTTGCAGAGCGTGCCCCCGGTCCGGCCGCCGCGGACTCTGAAACGGTCGATGTAGACTTTCTCTTCCTCGGCCCCGGCGTCCCGTTGGATGCAGACGATCGGCTGCACGAGCGTCTCCGAACTGATGTTGCTCATCACGACGGAGGCCCCGGATTGCTCGACGCCGTTAATCTCGAACTTGACGGCCGACAGGTCCGAGAAGTCGATCAGGAAGTGATTCTCGGCGTTGTCGACCAAATCGATCCCCGAATCCTGGTCGTCGGTGTTCGTGTTGTTGTCGTCGGCCTCGACGTAGATATTGGCGTCCGCACCCTTGAACAAGAACCACGCGTTGTACGTGGTCGCGTCGAGCGCGTCCTCGGCGTTCGTGTGGTTGGAACAGACGCCGATCACCAGCCGCTGGTCGGCGCTGCCGAGGGCGTTCGTCCCGGTCCCGTCGATCCGCACCCACCACTCGACGATCGGCTGCTCGTTCAGGTCGATCTGGAGATTGTCGCCCCCGGTCAACTGCATCGCCTGCGCTTCCGAGGTGCTGTCGTGGATGAGCGAATAGCCGCCGGTCCCTTCGTCCGATACGTAATCGGCGGTCGAGTTCCCGGTCTGTTGGTCCACTCCCCAGTAGTCCGGCAGGGTGTCGCCGGCGGGTTTCGCAAATTCCTCGTCGTACTTGTAATCGCCCGTGTCGAAACCCTTGACCTGGCCGGTGATTTCCAGGACGTCGCCGGCGGCAAGGGCCGTCGAACTGAAGGTCCCCGACTCCGTCCCGTATGCCGCCGTCCCGCTGTCCACCGTGACGACTCCGGTCAGGACCGACGTTCCGTTCTTCTTGACGTTCAGATCGACCGAGCCGCCCGTCGCCGCGACCACCGCCCCCGCCTGAAAACCGACAAGCACGCCGGTGGCCCCGTGGACCACATGGACCACCGACTTGAACGATTCGGGCGTCTCGTTGCTGTCGTCGGCGATCGTCCGCTCGTACTGGTGCTGGAGCTTGCTGGCGGAGAGCTTTGCGCCCGGAGCCACCTTCTCGTCGGTGATGGTGCCGGCGGGCAGGGTCACGGACTTGCCAAACGATACGTCGCCGGCGTAGTGTCGGTCTCCCTGGATGACGTCGGGCATGGTCATGGCTACAACTCCCTGACGATTTGGAACTTCAGCGTGATGACGCCGGTGAACTGCCGGAACTTGCGGGCGTGCGAACGGAAGTATGTCGGCTTCGACGCCCAGCCGACGCAGTAGGCTTCGGTGTAATTCGGCAACCGTTGCTCAAGGAAATTGTCGCGAATCTCCTGCAACAGAAGCCACAGCGGATCGGTGACCGAAAGGTCGGACACGTTGCACTTCTTGCGAACCGCCACGTCGATGTCGTAGGTGTCCTGTTGGTCGGCCCGGCTGAAGGCCTCGCCCTCGGCCAGCCGGCCGATCGCGACGTCGACGTGGAGGCCGTCGTCCTCCAGCTCGTCCTCAAAGTCGATCGGCGCCCGGGCGGCCTCAAAATCTTGCGACCACGAAAGGTCGGCGTTCAGGTGGGTCACCACGTCGTCGGCGATTTCGACAAGAACTGCCTTGGTCATTACGCCCTCTTGACTCGCTTGGTGAAGATCGTCAGTTTCTGTTGCGTCGCGTCCAGCTTGAAACACTGTTTGTCGACCGGCATCACTTCGTAGGTCTCCGTCGCCCGGCCCCGGAACAGTTCGATCCGATCGCCCGGCGCCGGAGTGACCGGGTCGCCGCCGATGACCAGGTCGGCCGCCGCTCCGTGAAAATCCATGTCGGTGTGGCGAGTGACGACCACCTGGTTATCGTCCTCTGCCAGGTACTCACTCCGGCCGAGCGTCGCATCCCACTGGCAAGCGCCGGCGCCTTGCGTGTACTTCACGCGGTAACTGGCCGACCCTTTCAGATCGTCCAGCAGCGCCGCGACGCCCTCGTCCAGCATGTTTCCCATACAGCACCTCGCCGGTTTCGTCCGGGCCCGTTGCGAAAGACCCGGGCGAAACCGGCGGGGCCCCTTTCGCAAGGGACACCCACCGGCCTCGCACAAGGAGATCGTGCCTACGTCGTTTCCGTGAACTGGATGATGGTCCAAGTGGTGCCGTCGCAATGGACGATCGCGGCCTCGGCGTCCTCGATCGTGCCGATCGCACCGCCGGCATCGTTTTGCAGGGCGATGTGCTCGCCGCCGGTATTCTTGATGAACAGGATCACGTCTGCCATGTCCGCCTCCGGCGGCAAGAGCAGGTTCTCCGAGGCCTCGCCGGACTCGGGGTCAACGAGCAACCAGTTCCCCGTCAGGGTTACCGCGGTCAACGCAACCTGCGCGTCGTTCATGGCGATGGTCTGTGCTTTCACCAAGGCACCGAAACCACCAACATGAACCCGTCCATCCCGGCCCGTGCCTGCCAAGGCTCCGGGCGTCAGTTCCACGTCGCCACCGTTGCCGTTGGTCGAGGAGGCATCCCCGCCGGCCACGGTCGCCGTGCCACCGTTGCCGGTTGCCCCGGATCCGGACGCTCCGCCCGTGAGGTTGACCGCACCGCCGGCCCCGGTTCCCGATCCGGCCCCGCCGGTCACACCGGCCGCGCCGCCGGCACCGTCCGTCGAGGCGGCCGCCCCGCCGACCACGGTTGCGGCCCCGCCGTTTCCGGTTGCCCCGGATCCGGAGGCCCCGCCCGTGAGGTTGACCGCGCCGCCGGCCCCGGTTCCCGCTCCGGCCCCACCGGTCACACCGGCCGCTCCGCCGGCACCGTTCGTCGAGGCGGCCGCCCCGCCGACCACGGTTGAGGCCCCGCCGTTTCCGGTGGCCCCGGATCCGGACGCCCCGCCGGTGAGGTTGACCGCGCCGCCGGCCCCGGTTCCCGCTCCGGCCCCGCCGGTCACACCGGCCGCGCCGCCGGCACCGTTCGTGTGGCCGGCCCCGCCGGCGATCGGCACGGTACCGCCGGCGCTACCGGCGGCCCCGGCCTTGCCGGTGACGTTCATGATGGCGTCGGAACCCGTGATGTCGTCGGCGGTGACGCTGCCGCCGATCGTGGTGGTCCGCTTCGCACAGGTCTGCTTGACGCGGATGTAGGTGGCGGTGGCAACCCAATCGGCCGTGGCAAAACCCATCAACTTGTTGCCGCTGGCGGTCGTGGTCGCACACCCGGTGCCGGCCGTGCCGACTTCCGGGTTGCCGTTGTTGTCCCAATAGATCGCGTCGCCTTCCGAGCCGCTGAGGCCGTCTTCGTTCGGCACGTCGTAGATGCCGTCGGTGTCCAGCGCACCTTCCTCGTTCGCCGGGATGTCGATCGGCGCGATCAAGGGCATGTCGCCCACTTCGACCACGTCGCCGCCGTAGACGGCGCTGGACGGCGTGTGCCGGATGTAGCGCCCGTCGTATCGCAGAATGGCGGGGGTTTGTGTTTGAGCCATGATATGCTCCCTTCTTGCTTACTTGTGAATTGGTTCGTTGCCAGATCCAGGCGACTGCCCGAAACGCGAGGCCCGGGCGGGCGGGCAGCGGGCCCGTCCGGGCACTTGATCGATCGGACTACTAGCCGGCGCCGGTACTCTTCACGCCGCCTCGATGGTGCTTCTTGGCACAACCGAAGTCGTGGTAGCCGCGGAACTCGACGCCGAGGGTATTGAAGGCCGCTTCGGCCGATTCGACCGTCGGCGCCTGTTGGCCGCCCAGGAAGCAGACCTCGATCACCGGCATGTTGCCCGGCGTGCCCAACAGGTACCACTCCGTCGCGCTGCCGCCGTAGGTCGCGTTGTTGACGTACTTCGACTTCGCCGGCTGGTACTCGCCGCGGTAGATATTCGCGACCTGGATTTTGCCGGTCGCGCTGCGGATCTCCATCGACTCGTACAGCTTCTTCGCGGTTGGGTACAACGCCGATCCGGCCAGCAGGATCGAGGCCTCGACGTCGATCGGGTTGCCCTGCCCGTCGGTCATGCCGTCCAGTGCCAAGACGGCGGCCGCCAGTCCGGCGCCGGCCTCGTCAAGCGTGTTGGTGATGAGGTTGCTCCGGGCTTGGGTGAAGAAGGTCGCGTTGTCCAGGAACTCCGTCCAGAAGACGCGGTTGAGTTTCAGCCCGGCACCGCGACCCAGGCGACGGCGGAGATCGTCGAACGCGCCGAGGTCGTCGTTGATGATGTGGGTGCGCGTCAGCGCAAACATCTTCGCGTAGGTGTGGGCCTGGTTGGTGAAGCTCTCCTCGCTGACCTTCCCGTGTTCGATCTCGCCGGACGCCGGGACCTTCTCGTACACGAAGTCGTCCGTCATCCGGTAGGACGTGATGGCCTTGAAATCGGTGACGGGACGTGTCGAACTGATCAGCCGCCAGGTTTGTTCGACGTGGTCGAACCCGGCAATGAGGAACTTGTTCGCCACGTTCGAGAAGACGCCCGGCAGCGACACCGTCGAGAACGCCGCCTGCATCGGCTGGTGGCCGAAGGCGCACTGGAGCACTTCGCGGATGTTCCCCTGGTGGATCGTCTGGCGGCCCGTGTAGCCGCCCAGCCGGGCGGAAATCAACAGGGTCTCTTGCAGACCCAGGTTCCGGTACTGGCGGTCCGCCGTCTCCAGGGTCTTCTCGTCGTACTGCTCCTCCACGTCCGGCAAGCCGGCCGACTGGCAGAGGGCCGCTTCGATGACCGGGCCGGTCGCGTCGCGGCTCGTGTTGTGGATCGCCGGGACCTTCGGGCGCTCCTCGCGGACCAACTGCACCCGCAGATCGGCGGCCGCCCGGATGCACTCGGCTTCGAGCTTCACGGCCGGCCACTCCTCGGCGACGGCCTTCTCGTACAGGTCGATCCCCGTCTTGCGGGCCTTCGCCTTGATCTCGGCGAACTTCTCCGTGTCGGCGATCTTGTCGCGGGATTTCTCCAGCTCGACGTCGACCTCGGCCGAGTGCTTGGCGTAGGTCGCCTGAATCTGCACGGGATCGAACGTCGGCAGTTCGGCGATTCTCGTGTCGGGCGGTTTGGTATTTTCGTCTTGCTTGTCGCCCGCTTTCGCCTTGATCGGCGGGGCCCCTTCGACGGTCTTCGACTCGGCGTCGAATTTTGCCTTAAGCGCGGTGCGCTGCTGGTCGGTGATCTCTTCCGACTTGAAGCCTATCGCCTCCAGCCATTGATCAAACTCCATGGGTATTACCTCCAGGTAGGAAGTTCCGGCCGCGGCGGCCGCGATGCGGACCGTAGCGCCCTCTTCATCGCCGCCCTGTGCGACGATCGAAATGTCTGTAAGCTCGCTGGTGCGCGCGAGAATGAACGGCCCCGTCTGGTCGCGGCCGTTGACTTGTATCGTTTTGCCGGCCGGGACCATGACCGGCGGGGACGTCGGGATTGCCTTGATCGACGCCTCCCACGGGAAACCGTCGTCGGCCGATGCCAGGATCTCCGCCGTGGCCTGGTTGTTGCCGGACGCAACGCCCTGGGCGTCGATGTGCCGGCCGGTGGTCTTGTCGAGGCGGTCGACGTGGCCGACCACGCGGCCCTCGTCGTGGTCCCGGAATATCGGCAGCTTGCGGCGGCGGAGCTTCATTCCCTTGATGTTCGCCACCACGGGAACCGGATAGCGCTCGATCCGCAGCTTGCCGCCGTTGTAGGCGCGGATGTCCATCCGCCGGGGGCCGAGCTTGCCGTCGCCGGCGGCCTCGATGACGACCTCCGCCGGGATCTCGATCGCCGAGGGGAATCTTGCCGACGCTTCGATCGGCGGCCGCTTCTCAGGTGCGGGCGTATCCATTGCGACCTCTCAACATGGCTTCTGCGGGAACTGCCATCCGCGGTTCTTCTTCCTCTTCCTCCTCTTCCGGCTCCGGCGCGGCGGCCTGTCTGAAAACGGCGTTGCGGAGAATGGCCCGCATCTCGTCGACCTCGACGCCGTAGTCCTTGGCCATGACCTTCAGCTCGTCCTCGAAGTCGAGACCGTCCTCGCGATAGATCCGCGTAAGCGACGTCGCGCCCACGCCGAGCGATGCGGCGCGGGCCTTCGCCGTCTTGGTCGGATCGATCTTCGGATAGCCCGGCCAATCCCACGCGTGGGGCGGGATCGGGTAGGGATCGACGGCCCAACCGTAGACGTCGCGGGCCTCAGGAAACCAGAGGCCGAACAGCGGATCGACCACCAGGTCGTCGCCGTCGAGCCGCTCGTTGTCGCAGGCGGCGAAGTAGGTATGGTGATCGAGCTGGCCCGAGCTGAAGTTGTAGTCCGACGAATCGCACATCGCGAGATTCCGCGGCATCGACAGCGGGCGCGCCTGCTCGTTCACCGTCGCCTTGTTGAACATGTCGAAGGTCGTCGACGGGTGCTCGCCCTTCATCTGGTGACCGTCCCAACCCATCGGCGCGGCGATTGCCATGCGCTTGTCGAATTCGATTTCGGTCAACGGCCGGATCTCGTCGGGGCCGTCGTTGACTTGCATGTTCGTATTGAAGATGACGCCGAAGTCGGCCGCGCTCTCGGCCGCCCCCACCGTCGCCTCGCGGAATCGCCGGGCGGCCGCCGAGAGACTCAGCGTCGCCGTGGTGTCCGGGATGCCGCGGTGTTGTCCGGCCCGCTCGAGCATGAACCAGTGGAGGATAAACCGGGCGGGGACTTCGATCGGGTCCCGGTTGTAGCCGGACCACTGGCCGCCCGGGTGTTCGGGCAAGATGTCGAAGGCCGTCACGTTGCCGTACCGGTCGAAGTGCACGCCGTCGATGCGGCTCTTCTCGCCGGCCGGCAGGTAGGGCGTGCTGCACTGGTCGCACTCCAGCGGACGGAAGTCGAGCTGCACCGCGTCCGCCAGACCCGGGTTGAAAAAGGTCCACGCCAGCGACTCGCCGTCGCCGACTTTGGCCATGTGCATTACCCGCAACTTGCGGCGGAATTTGCAGGCCTTCGTCCACCGCCGCCAGGCGGCCTCGACCATCGCGTTGAAGCCGTCCGATCCGGTCTGCATCCGAAGCGTGGGACCGCCGTGGATGGTGTAGTTGGCGTGGGTCCGGATCGTGCCCTTGCTGTAGCCGTTGTTCTCCCGCTCGTACCGGCTCCGCTCGCGGAGGGTCTTGCGGACGGCCGGGCTGTTGGCCGAGTCGGCGTCGTAGCTGTCGGCCGCGGCCCAGTGCGTGGCGTTGTCGGTACCACTCTGCGCGGCGTCGTACCGGGCCCGGATCGGCCGCGTTGGGATTTCGGCCAGGCACTTCCGCGGACTCTCGCCGGCCGGCTGGTTCCCGGTGGGTTGCGTCACAGGCCACCTCCCGGGGGTTTGATCTTCCGGAAGTGCAAACCGAAGTGGTTCTTGCCGGCGGCCGTCCGGCTCTTCTTGCGATCCTCGGCCGCGATCATGTCCGGGATCGGTAACCGTTTGGTTGTCGCGCCGTCGACGGTCATGCTCTCGACGCCGCTCTTGGCGATCTCGTCGATCTTGTCGCTGATGCTGTCGGCCATGTTCGATCCGCCGGTGATGCCAACAAAAAAGGCCATGCGAGGATGCGGCCCCGCATGGCCTTTCTGTTGGTCTGGTTGTTCGCCAGGTAGCTAGCCCGGCGCAAAGCCTGGATTGGCTTTCTTCCCTCGGCGTAGCATAAGCACCCCGGGGCCGTCAAGCGGAATCCGGCAAGTAGCGCCAGATATGCGACATCTTACCCAGATTGACGCCCGGAGAGGCCCGGGGAGGGGCACTTCGCGTCGACGTGTAGAATGAGGGGCGGGCGTCTTGGAGCGCGTGGGGATCTTTGGAGGGCAAAAGAAAACGGCCGGTGATCGACACCGGCCGTTTCGGCTTTTGGGTCAAAGGGTCAAACGTCCATGCCGGCCCGGGCGGGCAATTCCAAGCCCAGCACGGTCTTGTAGGATTCCTTCCACTTGACCAGCGGGTGGTCTTTCAGAGATTCGTATATCGACCGGACCGCCTCGTCGGTCTGCTTCACGCGAAGGTATTAGAAGGCGCGACCGGCATGGAATCGCCTTGGGGCGCAAGAGGGGAGCCGTGGGGCTGGCGGAGGCGGACTATTTCGCGTGAAATAATCAGGCCGCACGGGAGCGATTTGCTGCCCATAAACGATTATCTGACAATGAGTTACGTCATAGACTTGGTCGACCGAGCGTGACGAGAACTGAGCGACGGTGGCGGAAATCTGGCTTGCATCAGATGGGCTGGTCATGTATGCTCCCCCGCCTACTTTCTGGGCGGGCCATTGACAGCCGACAAGAGGGGATGTTCTAATGGGTGTGTATCGATCGTTACGGGAAGGGGCAAAGTGTCACGGACGGCGGCCTTCGTATCTGGGAAACCGCCATGATTCATGCCCTCCCTCTTCTACTTTCGCTTTTCGCTGCCGACCAGACAACCATCCGGGCTTATTATGGCTCCCCCCCAAAGCCACTCCCCGGTGCCACTATCGAGATTCGTGCTAATAATACTGTCCTGAGTGTCCTGTCCACAAACCAAGCAGGAGAAGCGACTGTAGGACTTTCCTCCCTGAGCGTATCCAACGCGAATCTTGTCGCCAGAATGAAGTTGGGCGACGGGACGACGATACAAAGCCCCACCAAACACATCAGGTGGCTGAAAGAGAGCGGTCCCCCAAGCTACGTACCCCTGAGACTGACGACCCCCAAAGGGGAAAGGACACTAACAGACGTCTTCTACGAACCGGTAGCAAAGAAGATTCCCCGGAGTCATTATCATCAGGTGGCACGGGTTTCGAACACGACCGAAGTTGCCATCGTATACGAAGTGAGGCAAGAGGTTCATCGACTAGGGAGCAGCAGCACCCCTTACTACAATCCGTGCTACACCCCCTACAACCCGTGCTACAACCCGTGCTACAACCCGTGCTACAACCCGTGCTACAACCCGTGCTACAACCCGTGCTACAACCCGTGCTACAACCCGTGCTACAACCCGTGCTAC